GGGAAACCTCAGTGCGGGGTCCTCTTTTGAGGATAGGTACAGATTTGCTCATATTTTCCTGACCCGTGCTGTCTAAGTATGACTTAAACATTCTTACTTGAATTAGCAATCACATCATATTCTTATATTTTTGGATATAATGTGGTGGGGAGCCTGTGACGTCGCTGCCATTGTCTTTCAATGGTTATAAAATAAATTTCTTTAAATTAAACCTATGAAAAACAATTTTAACAAACATCAATCAGATAACCGGGTAACAGATAACTTTATAACACATAAGATGTTATGAGTGTTGTTACCTGTGTTAAAGTGATTATTCCCTTCTATCCCAAAAACGTCTATGCGTGTATTGTTCTTTCGAGTCTCATCTTTATGGTCTGATAATGGAAAAGTTTTCCTTGTCAAATACCTAAAGGAATGTTACCGATTGATGCAACACTACATAGCCGGCCATCCACAATTATCAAGTATAGATATTGCGGTAGGCTTAAATGGGGGTATTCCTAGTATCACCCCTGGAGATCTCCGTCTTTTAATTAAAAGGCGTGATCCCGTGGTGGTCAGGTTTATCCTTACTGTCTTCTCGCTTTACCGGGTTGTAAAAATCCCTGGTACCTTAAAGTTAAATAGTATTACAGACCCTTTTAAAGGTTTGTGTCCTACTTTACCTAAGGTTGATTTAGCTATTGCTCTGAATAATTTCCTTTTATTGGGAAATGTTAGGTCTGTGGTCTTAAAACCACTAGACTTATCAGAGATAGTAAAATCTGGAGCAGCAGGTCCGAATAACCGTTCCTCTTTGGCGGGACTGTATTCCGATGTCATAGCATGATGTCGAAATCCAGAACTTAAGAAGGACTTAATCACCTTAGGATCGAAGATCCCGGGTGGTCAAGCCTGATTGGCTCGTATATTTAAGGAGGATATTAGTGAGGTGGAATTACTTTCACTTTACGAAGATCCAATTAAATATAACAACGACCTGTACTTAGGTCGTCTTGCTATCAAGGAAGAAGCAGCAGGTAAGATGCGAGTGTTTGCGATTACCGATTTGGTAACTCAAACGATCTTAAGACCATTACATAGTGCGTTGTTCTCTATATTGAGGACAATTCCTATGGATGGAACTTTTGATCAAAAGCGTCCTCTTATTAGGTTACTAGATCGTAAGAAACTAGGACTAATAAAGGGTAACTTTTACTCATATGATTTGTCGTCTGCAACCGATCGTCTCCCTATCCAACTTCAGAAGGACATATTAAGTAATATGTTCTCTGATGAGGAGTTTGGAGAGTCTTGGGGCAACCTATTGACTCGAAGAGATTGAGTCCTAACTTCTCGTGAGGGTGAAAACCTTCATTTGAAGTACTCTGTT